CTACATTTAAGGGTTTCTTAAGCTTCCCTTGTTGTCGCTTATATTCGCTACGAGAAGTGTTGCTCTCTCCTGTAAAGGAAGGAGCAAAAGCTTTAGCCAGCGATTGAGCTACGTGTATACCTGCTTTGACTGAAATTAAAACTCCAGCAACAGCTCCCAAACCTTTCACAACTCCTGTTAACCACCTATACTTGTGCTTGTTTAAGTTGGCAAACAAAGGAGAGTTTGGGTAAATCTTGTTACTGGTAGACGCTATAGCTGCACACGCGTCTACCAGTAGCATTTTGAGAGCTGCTAAGTAGAACCCAGGTACTGAAGTGACAAATCTCGTGCTACTAACAAAGGCCTTAATCGCAGTAGAAATAAACGACTGCTTGCCTCGCAACCACTTCGACAGCACTTCAGCATACATCGAAGAAAGCATAGAGTGGCACGATGTAGGTAACCTTGCTAAGACCTTGTTTAAAATCGACACATCTGAAATGAATTCTTTCCAATCTGTCTGATCTTCATCATAAAACATGTCATACAATGGTCCTGCAATATCGCGTAGTGACAGGTACGTTAGTGTACCTGGATACAATATTGTTCCTAACTCACTGCGCAAACATCGCATCTTCTCAACGGACTTCCCTTTATCAATTTCATCCTTAGGCCACAAAACAGATTCACTGTCGTGATATACGACTGCTTCAACGCTATTAACTCGATTGATCTCTCCCATGTCTGGTTCAAAAGGATTGTAATGTTTCATCTTTTCTTGAAACTCTAAAAGTTGCTGTCCTGCGCCATGTCTTTTCTTATAGAGCAACACGCACTCTTTTATAAACTCTTTGAAACTAAGAGGCTTCCCAGGTTTTTGGACTCCTTTTAGAAAATCCCAAGGAACAAATTCCACTGCATCTAAAACAATGAAATTATTAGGGTCATCTTCTGGGTATTTTTTCCGCAGTTTTGCGAAATCGAACCTCCTACTCCAAATATCAATGGAACCATCAATACAAAACTCTGCTTTAGGCACCTGCACATAAGCTACATCAAATCGGCGTACTACCGCTTCTGAATTGTGTAAGGAATCAAACTGAAACTTGCTCAGATTCGTAGTGGCGTACGCCATTTTGTAATGAGCGTAGTGCCTTTGCTTATCTTCAAGAGCAGCAAAGTGCAAGTGATAAGGTGCACTATTTATCAACCTGATAATCTCGAAAGCATCCAAATTAGGATTGCCAACACTATCTCTTAACTGTCCGAAGTCATCGTAGACAATGGCAAAAGCTTTCCCAGGATGAGTTCCATCCCAAAAACCTAATTCACTATGACGTATATCGATAAAATCATTGTGATTAGCCATAAATTCTGCAAGTTCTTCACCTTCTAGAACGTTTGCTATAATGGCATGCAACACTAACTGAGATAAGGTTGACTTGCCAGCAGATGTAGGTCCTCCTATAAGAACTCCAAAAGTAGGAACACGAGGCCCGTTATTGGGGTTAACGTGTCGGGTGCAATAATCGACTATTGGAGAAAATTTTCTAAGCAAGTACACGAGCTTTTCCTTCATTTGTGGAGAATAACGCCTACGTTTATCGTGAACCATGTTCTCGATTGTCGTTTGCAATTCATAAACTTTCCTAGAAAATTCATAATCGGTATCACGGCCATTGTGCCAAGCATCAAGGTACTCTCGAGCTTTCTTTTGTACAAGGACGATATCAGGGTGCATGTCTTGGTCTAGCGGGTTCACAATGCCTATGGAGTCACAAAACAGCTGCA